ACGTCTAATAACAGGCAAGAACACGTTACAAAGATTGAGAATGTGGATGATATACGGCTAGCTCTAGGAGTAAATGATTGATGTTTTTTATACTACGACAAGCGGAGTAACGGTTTTTCGTGGTTTGTGGCGGTTAGTCTATGTGAAAAACGTGAGTTTTTCAAAGAGAAACATACGTTCGAACGGTTTTTCGTGGTTTGTGGCGTTTCCTGACACGATTCGCCTTGACAGCCACACACGCCCGGAGTATGAGGGCGTACACCCTACACACCACCGCGAACGATCCGCCGAGTAAGCAACCCACGTAACCGCCGGACAAAAAGACCATCCCGAAAGGAGAGTGATATATATGCCAGATACCTTTGACACAATCACTTTCCGTGATGATTTACATAACTATCTCATAAACCGTAATGGAGAGATATATAGTCTATATACACATAAAAAAATGACACCGCAGTATAATAAAAATGGCTATATACAGTATGTCTTAAAGAATGATAAAGGTGTATCTACACGGGTTGCAGCCCACATAGCCGTAGCAAATCAATACATTCCGAATGACGATCCTGAACACAAGACGGTTGTAAATCACATTGACGAGAATAAGCGCAATCCATCTGTTGACAATCTCGAATGGACTACGCAGAAAGAAAATGTCAATCACGGCACTTGCATAAAGCGATCAGCAAACCATCGCAAGAAGTCTGTAAACGAGTATGATTTAGACGGTCATTACATCCGCACTTGGGTAAGTACAAGGGATATGATACAATTTTATGCCGACTTTCTTGGAAAAACTGTTAAAGAGTTACAAAGTGCGGAAAGTTCAATCAACAGTTGCTTGCGTGGTAACTCAAAATCGTCTATGAATCGTATTTGGCGGTACTATGACGGCAACACGGATAACATACCTGTGCCACAGGTTAAGGGCTATATGCCTATAGGCATAACTTGCAGCAAAAGCAAAATGCGGTTCGATTTTCCTGTAGATGTGCCGGACAAGTATTTGTATCATCCATTGTCGAGCAAGGATATATACGACTATTTTATGTCACTTGATAAGCTGACAGACTATGAAAAGCAGATGTTTGAACAATTCACTCATTTACTCAAACAACCATATCAAACTTGTATATAATATATACTACATACACCGTTTTCAAAAAATTCTCGAAAAACAAAAAAGAGGGATAGAACCAATGAAACACCGAAAGATAAAACTATCACGCCGTAAACGAAAGATACGGATGGCGGAGATATATAAAGCAAAATGTGAACAGGTAGAGAGTCTGCATCGAAAATTACGGGCGCAAGAAACATCTATCCGTCTGTTGCGTAAAGTACTAGACGATGCACAAGAGCAGCGAAACGCTTTGGAACTTGAAAATCAGGAATTGCGCGTCGTGTTAGGCATTTATCAAAATTCCGCCAAAGCAAAAAAGGCGTTATCAAGCCTGTGGGAGAACGAAGAATGAGAGCAAATAAAACGCCGTTGCCGGAAAAGCGGTGTGAAACGTGTAGTTATTACGCGGATAACTTTTCTGGCGTGTGCGTAAACAGTAATAGCGAATATTGCGCTGATTTCAGGCGATATGACGATAAATGTGACTTTTGGGATGATCGAAAGGAGTATGATGATGGTAGCACCGAGAACAGGGTACGTCTTTGACGGACAGGTATACGAAAAGGGCGACGAGGTATGGGATTTAGGCAATTGGCGACACAATTCCGCTGACGATAGCAGATACGACTACACGGGAAACGAGGATGTAGCAAAATTACCGCCGTATGCGGTAGCTGGTGCAACAGCGTTTAACCCGGTAACGTCAGAAGCGTATTGTGCGTATGCTAACCCTAGCAATCCGAGTACGGTATTGTGGGAGCAAGTATAAATTCATCGTTTTTCCTCTTTTCTGCCCTTGCGGGGTTTCACCGCCCCGTGAGGGGTTAGCGAGATCGTTACACAAAACCTGTGGTTGGTTCAAGTATCTACAATCTGCACTTTCTCGCTCGGAGTAAACCGAAAATCCTACGAGCCATCCGTAGACATACAAGATGGCTAGACCGCGTTGATACCTAGGACGTTGGCGCGGTGTGCGACTTACCGATGATCCGCACTCATACGATCCCGAGTGTCTTGCAAGGGAATAGGTCGCACAAAAACCGCTTTGCGGGTTTCCGAGTGTCGGGGTCAAATCCGGCGTTCGGATTTTGTCAGATTTACCTTATATCCCTTAATTTGCGGGGCGGTACTTACCTCGCTGCCCCGCTATCCCTTTTGCCATAACGGAGGGAATCGTTTTGACGAATGATGAGATATTTGACGCACTTATACAGCCGAGGCAAATGACTTCAGATAACCACGTTGCGTTGGCTAGTGGCGGCAAATCCGCGTGGACGGTCGAACAACTTGACGGAAAACCCGTATCTGGTGTCGGGCATCCGGGGTACTTTACCGGGAAAAAGCTGAACAGGGAAAAGTTTGTCAACGCAATAACCGCCTATTTAAGCGGTTCTGGCGTAACACAGATGCAAGCTGCGAAGATGGCTGGTTTATCTTGTCCGACGTTTATGAAGTATGCAAATATGCTATATACTGACGGTAGACTTGACGGATCGCATTTCAAAGACAATATCGGTGTCGAAATATCCGATACAAGCGAAGATATAACGTCGAATGACTATATTCTTGACAGGATAACGAAAGAGGGATAGGGCAAATGGCACTTAACGAGAAAGAACAACAGGTATATGACAAGTTTTTGGAACTTGACATAATCAACCCTGACTATATCGACCATTTTGTGAATTTCTGTCATAACGTCTATGATCGTGATTACGAGAATCGAACGCCCATAAAGGAATTGTGCAAGAAAGTCAAAAATGAGTGTATGAGCGTAATTATGACAAGGGGGTACGAAGATAACGAGGATTATATACGTCGGGCGCATGAGTGTAACGAGGCTATGTGGGCGATTATCAAGATGGAGGCACAGCACCGCCAATTCGATAGTTACTGCATGTACCTCGAAAAGAAACGGAATCCGAAAGAGAAGTTTTATCAGCCACGCAGAGCCGTACTTCGCAAGCACGGTATCATTCAGGCGTTTCAACAGTTGATTGATGATGAACTTGACTTGTTGACAATCTCACTTCCGCCCGGCACAGGAAAAACTTCGCTCGAGAAGTTTTTCCATTCTGCCGTAGCCGGGTGGTTTCCAAATGACTATAGTCTTTTCTACTCCCATTCCGGCGATATAACGCGAATGTACTATGATGGTGTGTATGATATAGTCACAAACGATGAAGAATACAACTGGCACGAGATTTTCCCAGATTTGAAGGTTACACAGACGAACGCGAAACTTGAACAGTTTAACGTCGGCAAGTATAAACCGTTCCCATCGGTTCAATGTACAAGTATCGGCGCGAAGAACGCTGGTAAGGTTCGTGCAAGTCGATTTTTGTTCGTGGATGACCTTATTGGTAACATCGAAGAAGCATTAAACAAGACAATCCTTGAAAAGCGGTGGAGTGCTTACACTACGGATGCAAGGCAACGTAAAACGACAAGCCTGACAGATGGTACATTTTGCAAAGAGTTAGTCCTTATGACGAGATGGAGTACGCTTGATCCAATCGGTAGGCTTCAATCGTCGTATGAGGGCAGCGACAGAGCGAGATTTATTGCAATTCCTGATATAGACGAAAAGACAGGCGAGAGTAATTTTGCCTACGATATTGGTGGTTTTACCGCTGATAACTTCCGTGATGTTGAAAGGTTGATGGATGAAATATCTTATCGGTGTTTGTATAAGCAAGACCCGATAGAGCGAGAAGGATTGCTTTACCCGGAAGAATCTTTGCGAAGATATGCAGAATTACCGCCAGATGATCCAGAAACAGTTATTGGTGTATGCGATACAAAGACAACGGGTATTGACTATATGTTTTTGCCGATTTTCTACAAATATGGCGAAGATTACTACCTTGTTGATTGCATTTGTGACGATTCTTCGGACTTTGACATTCAATATTCGCGCTGTACGGATATAATTTTACGCAACAATGCAAAGATGGTAGAGTTTGAGAGCAACGCCGGAGGATCACGAATTGCATTTGAAGTACAGGATCGCGTGAAAAAGCAAGGTGGCGTATGTTCAATAACCACACATCCGACAGAAACGCACAAGGAAACGAGAATTATCGTCAATTCCGAGTGGATAAAGCGACATATTCTGTTTCTTGATAGTTCAAAATACACGGTAAAGAGTGATTATGGAACGATGATGAACTTCTTGCTGTCTTATTCGCAAATGGCGAAGAATAAACACGATGACGTTCCTGACGGATTGGCTAACTTCGTGGAATTTGTCGGTAGAACGCTTAATCATAGACAAACACGAATCATATCAAGTCCGATTTAACGAAAGGAGAGGGGTAATGAGAGCGATTGAGTATATCAGCAAACTCGATAGAGAGGATTTCCGCATTGAACGATGCCGATTAAAGATCGAACGGCTTGAAACCCTTGCCGAAAATCGTTCATCGAAGCCATTTGACAACGAAAGAGTGAAAACATCTGGTAGCAAAGACAGAATTGGCGACTTAACTATCAAGATTATGGAGGAAAAGGAGCGATTAGAACGCCTGATTGCCGAAAATGAGGAACATAGGGATTTTATCGAGGAACAGATTGACAAAATCCCGGACATTTCGCACTCAAAGATTATTTTTTATCACCATATCGAGAAAATGAATTATGTCGAGATTGCAGATATGCTTGATTTAAGTCCTAAAACGGTGCGGAATAACCACTCGGAAGCCTTAAAACAACTCGACAAGATACTTTCACAGACAAAAAGGCAATAAAAGGACAAAAAAGGACAAATTAAGTTATTTACAAATAACCACAACATATTGTATGATACAATGGAATAGATAACCAAACAGGGGAAGTGTGCGCTTCCTCTGTTTTTTTTATTTTGGAGTGAGTAAAGTATGCAAATAGGCAGAGCAGAGATATTCACGGATGAGCGTGAGATCAATCAGCAGAATATCCTTAAAGTTTTACAAAATGCCTATGCGGTGCATACGGCAAACGCACAACGTATAGACGAATTACTGAATTTCGAGGCTGGTTATCAGCCACTTGTTGATAAAGACGGAAATCCGAGAATAAAAGAAGTTCGCCCGGAGATAGATGTTGAATCCATCGACAATGTAGCGCACGAAATCACAGAGTTTAACCTTGGTTTCAAATGGGGAAACCCCATCACGATTGTCCAGAGGGGCGAAAAGGATAGCGGATCATCAGAGGAAACATACGCGATTTCGCTACTCAATGAGTGCTATTCAGCCGAAAACATCAAGTCAAAAACGCAGAAACTTGGCTATTTTGTCGAGATTGGTGGCGTAGGATATACATACGTTGATGTTAAGACGGACGGAAACTTCGAGAACGGGGATAGTTACTTTTCTGTCGATGTTCTTGATCCGCGTTGGACTTTTGTAGTTCGATCTAGTAGACGTATCGACCATAAAATCCTTCTTGGCGTTACGTTTTCTCGCGGAAATGACGGGGTCAATCACTTTACTTGCTTTACGGACAAGTACCGTTTTGAGATACAAAACTACTTAAAAGACGATGATACCGAGGAAGTATGGAATTATTCTGCTGGGAAAAAGGGTAGCGTATTTGCCAATCCGCTTGGGATGATACCAATTATCGAGTGGGTGCGTTCACACGACAGGATGGGATGCTTTGAGCGGTTTATTCCAGAACTTAACACGTTAAACCTGATGATTTCAGACTTTTCAAACGATGTGGAGCAGAATACACAGGCAATATGGCACGGCAACGATGTTGATTTCCCGGTTGATGAAAACGGAAATCCAATTAAGCCAAAGGCAAACGAATGGGTGCTTACGGCATCACTACAAGATGGACGACAGCCGTTTATTAAGCCACTCGTTATTGCGTACGATTATCCGGGGATGCTTAACAATATAGCGTCAAGACGCGCTTGGATTCTTGAAAAGGCAAACGTGCCGAGTACAAGTGATAATACAAATGGTGCAACAGGCGTTGCTATGGATGATGCGATTGGTTGGACAAAAGCCGAAACCGCAGCCGTTAAGCAACAGGGCATTATGGAAGCGTCAAAGATGGACGAGATCAAAGTTGTCCTGAAAGCTATACAGAAAAATCCAAAACTTGAATCGAATAACCCGATGAAAGATTTGAGATATATTGATGTTGAACCGAATGTAAAACGTATGAAAACCTACGAAATGGTTACAAAATCAAATGCGTTTGCTACATACGTTTCTCACGGTGTTCACGGTTTACACGCACTTACGGCGGTCAATGCGTTTAGTGATGTAAACCAAGTTTGGGAAGATTCCAAAGACCTGATTGAGAAATATCAGGCATCAATCTTCGACAAGTCAAGTAGCAATTCCGCTGTTGGCGGTGAAGGAGAAAGCGCACCGAACGCTGATAGGTTGTTTGGTGATGAAAGCGATCAAATAGATAATTCGCCAACGATTGATAAACAATAAGGAGTGGGAAAATGGGAATTAGCATACCTACACTACCGATTTCAAAGAAATACACAAAAGATACAGCCAAGGAATTTGGAGCGGTAAAAGGCGCACCGTGTACGGTTGAATCACAAGAACATGATGCTGTCAATCACGTTACAAGGCTGGTTTTGAAATGG